AAGGCGGTTCTAATGGTATCGACCTTACAGGTTCTGATGGTACTGGAACTGATCCTCTTGATGTAATGGCATTTATGGCTAGATTGTTAGACGAGCAAAACATTCCTGAAGAAGGAAGATGGTTTGTCGCTCCTCCTTCGTGGTATGAGCAACTGTCTCAATCTGGTTCAAAATTAATGTCAGTCGACTTCAACGCAGGGCAAGGTTCTCTACGTAATGGACTAGTATCAAGTGGAAAGCTTCGTGGCTTTGATATGTATAAATCTAATAACATTGCTGCTGCTTCTACAGCAAGCGGTAAATGTATAGCTGGACATATTTCTGCTGCGGCTACTGCACAAGCTATTACACAAACTGAAGTGATCCGTGATCCCGACAGTTTTGGTGACATCGTTAGAGGTCTTCACGTCTATGGCGCTGATGTACTTCGTAGCGAAGCTTTAGTATCTGCTTTCTATTCAATTGACTAATCGTTAATTAAAGCAATAAAACGGTGTGAGGGAAGGAAATTCTATAATATTCTCCTTCCCCATACTAAAAAAAGGAAACAAATGCCACAAATATCAACAGATGCAAAACCTATCATCTTAAAGAATAAGAAAAAAGGCAATAGAAAATTAGTAAGTGCAGGCAATAGAATGACTGCTCAAGAAAGAAAAACATACAATAAGAATTTTGATAGAATTTTTGGAAAAACCCAAAAGAACTTTAACAGGCAAAAAGGATAAATATGTACTATAGTAAAGATAAAGACAAAAGAAAAAAAATGAATAAAGGTACTAAAAGAATGGCTTATGGTACTGGAGGAGTTGTTCAATATACAAGCATAGAAGATAAAGTTGAAAAGTGTACTGCCAAAGTTGGCATGAACACAATGAAGTAATTGTAAGGATTTAAAATGGCTAAAGGTGTAAAACATTATTTTAGAAACGGCACTGAGTTTAAAGGCAACACACACAAAATGCCCAACGGACATGTACATTCTAATAAAACGCATACTAAAACAAGTAAAAGGCTTTATCATTTTAAAGATTTAAGTAAGACAGCAAAGAAAAAAGCTAAAGGTAAGAAATAAAAATGGCAACTACTTATTTACAATTAACGAATGAGTTATTAAGAGAATCAAACGAAGTTGTTTTAACTTCAAGTACTTTTAGTGGAGCAGTAGGAATACAAGCGCATGTCAAAGACTGTGTTAATCGTTCTTATAACGATATAGTTATGGCTGAACCTCGTTGGTCTTTTCTTGCTACAGGAGAAAGCGGAACTACAGATCCTTTTTATGGTAATGTTAATGTAGAAACCGTAGCAGGAACAAGATGGTATGAATTAAAAGCTTCATCAAGTTCAGTTGCAAATGATTATGGTGCAATAAATTGGGATGATTTTTATCTTACAACTATAGGTGTAAGCGGAGAATCAGCACCTTATACAAGTAAAAATTTAAGATTTGCTACTCTTGAAGATTGGAAAGATTTTAGAAGAGAATCTGAAAATGTAGATGATGCAGATACACAAACATACGGAACACCTAATGTGGTTTTTAGAAGCACAGATGGCCGTAAATTTGGAGTAAGTCCTATACCAGATAAAGTTTATAAAGTTTGGTTTTTTGCATATGATTTACCAACAGCGTTAAGCGCACACGGAGATACTATTGTATTTCCTGATATGTATAGCACTGTATTATTAGCAAGAGCTAGATACTATATGCATCAATTTAAAGATGATTCTCAAGTTGCTGCTTTTGCTTTAGATGATTATAAAAGAGGTTTAAGAAGAATGAGATCAAATCTTCTTAATCCTGCACCAAAATATATAACAGACGATAGAGTAAAAGTAGTATGAGTTCACAACCTTTTGCATTGGCTTGTCAAGGTGGCTTAAATAAAGTATCAAGTCAGTTTGAACTGTTAAGATCTCCTGGAGAAGCTACAAAATTAACAAATTTTGAAGTTTCTACAAACGGTGGATATCGAAGAATAAATGGATATACGCAGTTTGGAGATGGAACAAGACCGAATAGTGCAAACGCTATTAAAGGTTTACAAGTATATGCAGACGGTTTAGTTACTGCTTCAGGAACAAACATATATTTTAGCCAAGACGGAGACAGTTGGTTACAAATAAATAAAGACAGTGTTGCAGGTGGAGGAGATAATTACAGTACATTTACAGGTAGAAGTACATTAGCTAGAACTTCACAGGACCAAGCATCTTTTGCAATATATGAAGGCGATACTGATTATGGAGAACTTATAATAACTGATAGAAGTTCTGCAACTAAACCTTTATATTTTAAAATGACAGGAACAGATTCGGCATTAAGTAGTCGAACTTATTTTACTAAAGAAATTACAGTTAGCGGAAGTGTTTATCCTAAATATTGTGTAATTCATGATAGACATTTAGTAGTAGGAGGAGCAGCAACAGCACCAAATACTATATATTATAGTGGTACTGATGATATAGATGATTTTTCATCTACAGGTTCAGGAAGTATAAAGTTAGATGATCAAGTAGTAGGTTTAAAATCTTTTCGTGATGATTTAATTATATTTTGTAAAAACAGTATTTATAAATTAGTAAATATAAACAGCTCATCTACTATTGCAGTACAACCAATAACACAGAACATAGGTTGTTTAGATGGTGATAGCATTCAAGAGATCGGTGGTCAGTTGTTGTTTTTAGCACCTGATGGAATAAGGACAGTCGCAGGTACAGCAAGAATTGGTGACGTTGAACTTGGATCTTTAAGTAGAAAAATACAGCCTATTGTAGGAGATATTGCAGATAATATTTCTAGTTATAATATAAGCAGTGCTGTAATACGAAGTAAATCTCAGTATCGTTTATTTTATGGAAGTTCTGGTATAACTACTGCTGTTTCAGAAGGAATTATAGGAACACTTAGAATTACACCAGAAGGCGGTGCAAGATTTGAATGGTCTGAAACAAAAGGAATACAAGGAAGCGGAGGCTTTACTTCTGGTTTTGATTCAACAGGAACAGAAAAAATTTATCATGGTGATTACGCAGGTTATATTTATAATCATGATGTAGGAGATAAGTTTAATCCAGCAGGAACAGCAACAAACATAGATGCTGAATACGAAACACCAAGTTTAGATTTTGGAGATTTAGGAGTATTAAAAACTTTAAAGTATGTTAAGTTATCAGTTAAACCAGAAGGATCAGTACAGCCTTCTTTAAAAGTTGTTTATGATTATGATGATTCAACTATACCACAGCCTGCTGCTTATACTTTAGATACAATACCTACACCTGCAATTTTTGGAACAGGAGCATTTAATGCAGTTACATTTGGAGCAGCGCCTAATCCAATGACTAGGCAAACAGTAGAAGGAAGTGGAAACACTGCTTTTTTAAGATTATTTAGTGATGATCAAAACGGACCATACACAGTAAATGGAATATATATAGACTACGAACCTTCAGGGAGAAATTAAAAGATGGCACAGAGTTATACAAGACAAAGTAGTTTTAGTGATGGAGATACCATTACTGCTGCATTGTTTAACAATGAATACAACCAATTAGTAAATGCATTTACATATAGTTCTAGTAGTGCATCAAGCACTGGACATAGGCATGATGGTACAGCAGGACACGGTGGTAATATACACACTATAGGAGATTTAGATTTCCTTAATAAAATTGTTGCAGATAGTACAAATAATCGTTGGGGAATATTTGTAGAAGTTTCTAGTGCAGCAGTTGAGCAAATTAGAATCCAAGATGGAGCTATTGTTCCAGTAACAGATAATGACATAGATTTAGGTACAAGTTCTGTAGAATTTAAAGATCTTTTTATAGACGGTACTGCACATATTGATACACTTGACGTAGATGTTAATGCTACTATTGCAGGTACTTTAGGAGTAACAGGAGTTCTTACAGGTTCTTCTTTAGATATTTCAGGTGATATAGACATTGATGGTACGTCTAATTTAGATGTAGTAGATATAGACGGTGCAGTTGATATGGCTACTACACTTGCTGTAGCAGGTAACGTAGACTTTAACGGAGATTTAGACGTAGATGGCACTACTAACTTAGATGTTGTAGACATTGACGGAGCTGTTGACATGGCTACAACTC